AAAATGACTGAGACTGCAATTATGCAGAGCTTGTTTGAGGAGAAGAAAGCTGACGGAGGTCAGGTTGATGACTCATTTAAGTTTGTAAATCCAATCACTTGGTGGTTGAAGAAGTTTAGTGAGGCTGTTAAACTTTATTCAAAACGTATACTTAGCGTAGCTCCACAAGAAGGAGAAACTTTGTCAGTATTTGAAATTGGGTCTAGAATTAAGAAAAGGGATCGTAAATATAAACAAATTATCGAAGAATTATTTCCTGATGAAAAAATACCTAAATATGAAAAAGGCACGCCATATGTTCCAGAAACACAGTTGGCTATAATTCATAAAGGTGAGGCTGTTATTCCAGCTAAATATAATTTAGGTGGGGAAATTACTAATAAATTACAGAAGTTTGCTTTTGGAGGAACAGTAGGAGGAGTTAATGCTTTATTTAGTATAGAAGCAGCGGCAGAAAAAATAGGGGAGACTATTGTTAAGAAAATTGAGAAAGCTGAAATAAAACTTCAAGCTCCTAAGGCTGAAGAGTTACCAAAATTAGAAATAAGTAATCTTGATGAACTTAAAAATGTTTTTGGCAGTGGGCCGGTAGGCGCTGATAAAATAAGTAAGTTGGATAAATTTATTGAAAGTACTAATGATAAGTTGGATAGATTGGAGGAGCAGACTGTTTCTACGGTAGATAAGGTAAAAGTATTAGAGACTAGTACTAGGAAACTTAATCAGTTAGATGAATTGCAGGATGAGGTTATTAATTTAAATAAACAGGTAAACAGTTTAAATGAGAGTATGCAGTTAATCGAAGAACTTCCTGAATTAAAGGCTAGTTTAGAATCGCTTAAAGAGCAGATTGATGATATGTCTAAATTACATATTAGAAGTAGTTTATCAAAGTTGGAGGGTGAAGTTGCTAGTTTAGCTAGTGAGGTTAAAGGTTTGTATTCTAAGGCTGAGAGAAGCGTAGATTCTGCAGATACGAAATCTTATATTGATACGGCTGTGCATAATGCTGTTTCTGAATTAAGAAGAGACGAAATAAATCCTGTTAAGGCGTTCATTGATGGGTTAAGTTTAAAGATTAACGATTTGAATTATAAATTGGATAGCCAATTAGACATTATATATTCTAATATATCTAGATTGGGGTTAGCATAGCATGGTGACAGCAGTAGAAGATTATACTAGGTTTTATGAGTGGGATGGTGTAGCTGAAAAGTGGATTCGTAAAGAAGAAGCTTTTGATAAAGATTTTCCATCTAAACAACCTGTTGATGGTAAGTCTGTAGCTGCGTGGGTAATTCAAGATGTTTTTGGTTTAAATTTGGCTAGTTCGATAGATATTGGTAGTTCATTACCAGGCTATGACATTAAGAATAGAGATGCGTATCAGATGATTCAGCTTTCATTAGCTGGGGAATTATTGAATGAAAAGTTATATGAGTGTTATGCTGATGAATACGGTTTAATAAGGTTTTATGAAGTAGGTAAAGATGTGGCAGATTTGGATATTTTATATGCAATTAAGGGAGCTACTTTATCTCGTCAGTGTGATTTGGTAATTGTTTCTGGATACGACCCTCCACCTAAAAAATATGCCGGAGAAGAATTTGATTTATTGACTTACGCTAATAGTATAGATTATAGCGATATACCGTTTTATTACCAAACTTACCCTACAAATTATCCGCAATATGTTGCGTGGGGGGATAAGTTTGGTCCAGAATTATGTGACTATTATAAAGAGGGATATATTATATATGGTAATCCATATTTTGATCAAAAAAATATTTTAGTCAAACAAGGCGTGTATGATCCTAAGAAGTTCGAATCTATTGTCTCTTTTATTTATAAAATAGATATACCATTTTATGAAGCTGGACATACTAATGTTAATTTTAGTACTACTTCTCCTAGGATAGAAAGGCTGCCTAGCTTTGGTAAGTTACAAAGAAAGAATTTGATGGTTAATAATAAATATATGCCTGATGTTTGTAGAGAAGGTAGCTATCCAGATCCTGATAAAGGTGTTTTATTACCATATAGCGATGATCCTAGGTTTTTAGGTGTTAGGGCTGTTTATATATATGGCTATAAAATAAAACTTGTGCGTCCTTCACACTATAGAGAGGGCGATAACAGAATAGATGGAGAGGAAGATTTTATTATAGATGTGGACACGACTAAGAGCGAGCCTTTTGCACTTAGTGCTGGTACTGATTATATTATAACTAAAGATCCAGCAGGGAGTAATAAATATAGAATTGTTTTTTCTTGTGAAGTTGCAGACGAGTATTTATATAAATTTGGTGGTGATGTTGATAATATTGAAGCTAGAAACGCTAAAGTTAAAATTTCACCAGCTTCAATTAGAGAAAAAGGCGATGTGACAAAATATGCTGACCTTAAAGCCGCTCTTGATTATGCTACTTTTGGTAAACAAGTTAGTGTTTATGGAGTTTTGGCTGATGGGGTAACAGAAGCATCTTCTGATGAAAGTTTTCCTGCGTGTTTATTTCCATTAGGCGAAGGCAAAATGGCATATGGTGTTGATAAGATTTTAGTAGTTTATGATTGGGACGAGCCGTGTATACATATAACGGATGATAGGAATATTGTAACGCGTAGCAATTTGGAGTCAGTCAGTATAAAATTTTATCCGTTAATAAGTAAAGATCCTCCACCTCCAATAGCTACTCATGATAAAATATTAGATCCAAGTGAGGCTATTCCAGATGAAGACGTAACGACTGTGGAAGAGTTACAATCTACTGAATATAATCGAGCACTATCGTCTTTAGAGGCTGGTGATGTTAAATTGACTTTACCATTTATAGATAATGCTGAAGATTGTTTAAAAGTGGCTAGATTTGTAAAGAATTTGCAAGATAAAGTTGCTAAAAATGTTACTTATGTGTGCTCACCAGAGTCAAATCCAAGGCTTGGCGATGTTGTGGAGGGGGATTTAATAATTAATTCTATTACATATTCATATCAAGACAGTAATAGTTATTTTATTAACGTACAGGCCGGACCTATATGGAAAGGTATGTCTAGTTGGGAAACGGCATTATATAAAAATAAAACGGAACAAATACAGTTACCGGGAAAGGTCTTAAGTGTACATGAGGACAATTCAAAGTGTTATGTTCTTTTGGATAAATTAGGTTTGATGGAGTGTATTAATCAGACGAAAGAAATTTTGCAAAAAGGCGATAGAGTTTCTGTTACAGTTTATAATAATCCGGTGGAGAAATAATGGCGCAATATAGACGACAGGAAATTCGTGCTAAGATTACGATAGGAGATTTAGTTATTGAAACGCCAGATGTAGTGTCTTTTAATGTAACAAGAGCGAGAGGGCAGATATCAGCCTCGTTTTCTGCTAGCGTTAAAATTGGACATGACAAAGTTTCTGATTCAATTGATGTGTTGGATAAAGGAATTATAATTGAAGCTGGTGTTGCTAATAATTTAAAGAGGATATTTACTGGTATTGTTTATAAATGTACTATTAATCCTATTAGAACAGATGCATCTAAAGTTATTTTGAATTTATCTGGTAGAGATGTTATGAGTGTGATGGATGGACAACATATTAATCGTCGTGTAAAAACTTATCGTGATGGTAAAAATCCACCAGAGCGTTGGGCTGCAGTTACTGCTGTTGTTAAAAGAGATATACCTCAATCTATGAAATTTCCAGTTAGGTTAATTGATAAAAAAACTAAAGCAGTTGATAAAATGCCATTTATACCATCATATACTATTAACGATGAAATTGCTAAGCCTATTGACAGGAATATACCTGAAATTAATATAGGAGCACCAACTATTGAAAGAGTGATTACGGAGGAATAATGTCTACTGGTAATATTGAGTTACGTGGAGATAATATAATAACTTATGTATGTTCTGTTAATGATAAATTAAAAATTTGTCAGCCTACGTATTATCCGCCTGTTGAAATTGATCGTGATAAATATTCTGAAACACAGGCACTAGGAGGATTTTTCATAGTTTACCCTGAATTGGGTAAGTTTGAGGGTTTTGTTGAAGGAAGTAATATGTGTGTTTATTATCGTCATTTGCGTGCTGGTAAGCAAATAATTCAATATGTGTCGAGATCATTAGGCGAATATATTTTTTATATTGTTTTAGATGGTATTATTGTTCATGATCATTCTAGTATCCCACAAGGCGGGCCTGCTTATGCTACTTATTATTCACGTATACCTCAAGAAGAAGAGGAGGAGTTTTAAATGGGTTTGTGTGAATGTCATATAGTGGGAGCATTTCCACATTTACGTAACAGAGGTATAATTTCTGCCACTTTACGTACAAATGTCGAGACTAATATTGTTGGTGATAATATTATACTATATGGACCTACTTTTGGCGATCTTAGTATTACTGCGTACGCACCTTTACAGAATGAGACTGTACCGTGTCCTGGTAGAGCAGGGGTTAGTTATAATTGGGATAGGCGATATGATTGTGATACTTCTGGTGGGGTTATGAAAGTGTATATGATACCTAGAGGAAACGCTAAAGCATTTATTGAAGGGACAGTTACTAATAAAATATCAATGGAGGAAATTACTTCCTATAAATCATTTAGTGCATCAGCAGCTAGCGGTCCTGCTACTCCGTATTTTTATGATATTCATAGAGATGGTTATAATTTTACTTATAGCGGTGACCCTATATCAATTTATTTAGAGGATGCTTATGAGTATAAAACGATTTGGTTTTTTAATGATATATTGCCTAATGGTTCAAAATTATATTTACAAAGTTTTAGTTGGGAGTATACACCGCCAAATGTACCGCAGGTAAGTTATTCATTTTTGTTTTCGTATACATGATAGGAGGGATATTTATGGATGGAACTTATTATGATGCGTATAGATATAGATTACGATCGTCTGGTTTAACACCAACAGGTAGGGGAGAATTTATAGTTCAAACATTTGGCGTTGATAGAAATAAAATACGTTTATGGCCAGCTACTACTACTTTACCTAAGAGCGATGATTTTGCCGGTGTATCATTTAATGGAGAGTTTATATCTGCTAATTTTCAGCGTTTACCGTTTTTATCAAAATTTAATAAGCAGTTATTTAATGGACAAGTTGTGTATAAAGCTGAATTTTTGGATGAAGACGAAATGCCTGGAGGTGGAATTTAATGGTTGAGTTTATAGATTGTGGATCATTATCAATTAGTTATGATGCTACTGGTAAAGCATCAGTGTCTTTTTCTGTACTTACTGATTCTAATCGGTTGGTTCAAGACTATACAAACAGAGAATGGGGTAGTATTAGATTTGATTGTGTTGTTACTAATGTATCACAACGACCGATTATTGGTAGTCGAAAGTGGTATGAGTGGTCAATTCAAATGGAAGGAGTAGGAAATTAACAATGGTGTGTAACTGTGGTAAGCGTAATGCTTTTAAACCTGTTATAAACATTGTTGAACAATATAAATATTTAAAACCACATCAAGTTAAAGCGAGACTAGAAGTTTTTAAGCGTAATTATTGTACTAATTGTAAAAAACGTTATGAGTGCGATTATGATATGTATCTTAATTGTATGACAAGGCCGCGATAAGGGGGTAAATTATGTCAGTTATTTTGGGGTCGATGACTCAGGTAATTATTGGGGGCGTTAATTCAGGATTTCAATCTATAAGTTGGAATATTAATAGACAGCCTAATCGTTTATGGCAGTTAGGGGATTGGTTACCTTGGCGCACTCAGATTGCTACAACTATAAGTATTAATGTGACAGCGTATGCTGGTGCTTTGCCACGTTTAGATCAAAATATTATAAGGCCTTCTCAAGCATGCGAATTAAGCCCAGCGTCTATGCATGTTATATTAAATGCATCAGCATGTCAGCCTAGCGATGCAATACATTTAGATCAAAATCCTATGTATATTACTAGCTATTCATACTCAAAAACTGATCCTATTGGTTATGGTACAGAGTCATGGTCGTTTCAAACGTGGTTGGCTTCTGATGTAACTGGAAATGAGTTTATAAACATACCTGCGCCTACTTATGTATTACAAGGTATAACTGAAGGACAGCGTAGTGGTGATCAATCTGGCATTGATAGAGGCATTGATTTGGTTACTGAAGGCTTGGTTACCGGTCAAGAAGGGAATGTGTCAGCAGGTCCTACAAGTATTGGCGAAGCTAGTACTATTGAATTGGGTATAGTAACCAGGATTGGTGGGGGTGATTTAGAAGCTGGTGGAAAAGTTGGAACATCTAGTGCTTCTATACCACATACACCACTTTATATACAGTAGATAGGGAGAGTGGTTATGGATTTAAAAGATAGATTTAAATTGGAAATACACTGGGAAAAGGTTGTTTATAATAAGGATGGAGTAGCTCAACTTATTAATTGTTATTTGATTGGCCCAGTTTTAAATGAATTGACGCAGCTTAATAATGAGGATTATATATTTTTGGATTTTACTAATCAATATTGTATATTTATACCGTCATATTATATTGCTAAGTTTTATTGGAGAGGAGTGCATTATTTGGAATCTATTATTAAATTGGATTTTGCTTTATTGGAGAATAAGTATATTAATTCGGTGCCTAAACTTGAAAATGATGATTTTTTGATTGTTGATACTAGTAATCATACGGATGATAAACACGCTATGTATTTAACTTATGATGCATATTTAATTAGATATGATAAAATTCCTTATAGTTTTTAGGAGTGTATATGCCTAGAAATCCTGTTGATAAGTGTAATATAACTTGGGAAAATAGATATGGTACAACAGTAAGCGGAAATTTATCTCAGTATAATAGAACTAAATGTATAGAAGATATAGTAGATTTAGCTACTATTCATTCAGGCGGTGCTGATTGGGTTACTATTCATGATTTTCATTATTATTGTATTAAATGCCCGTATTCAAATGAGGCTGAAGTTCATTATGTTTTAAATACGGATAGGAATTCGCCTAATTTTTGGAAGGTGGAGGAGGTGCCGATTTCTGAAAGAGCTAAACATACCGCTACTAGCGGTATTATGATACGTTATGTAAGAGGCAATAAGTATGGCTGGTTGTGTGTAGACCCGAATTGTCCATTTTTTATAAATAATGGGCAGCGGTATTTTTATAGATAATAGGAGGAACAATAATGGCTAGAAATATTACTGTTTATGATTTAGATAACTATCCTGATAATAGTAAAACTGTTACTATTGATCAACAAACTGTTGTACCAGTTGGTGCTGAGGGCGATGAGAAGTGGGTTTTGTCTTTTACAACCACTGCTTATAGCGATAATACTAATAATACACCAATTCAGGATTTGTATATACAAGAGATCAAATGTGGGTGGGTGAAGAGCTCTGGATTGGTTAGTTTAGGAGGCTATAAGACTTCTTCGACTAGTAAAAAGCTAGGTGTTAAAATCGATAATAGCTCTCAATATTATTATGTAGAATTAGATGAAGGTATCGGTGGCGGCGATAACATAGCAGATGCTTTGGAAAGTGCTATTAGAGCTGTTCCTTTGGCGTCTGGTGTGTGGAATTCTAGTGATGACGCACTTGCTTATAAAAATGCGATAGTTAAATATGAAAATAATAAATTTTATATAGTATCAGGAAATATGGGTGACTCATATATAGGCAATTCAAAATCATCGGTTAAAGTTACCGCCTCTGGTTCTGATACTATGTACAGGGATTTAGGGTTCGATCTCGGTGTTGATAGTGAAACATTAGCTAATCAAACTACTATGGAGACTTTATTGGCACAAGATTATAGTTCTGGATCACAGTATTTATATGTAACTGCTTTAACTGGTATAAATGCTAACGACTGTTGTTTGATTACTGATGGTACTAATGTAGACTATTTTCAAGTAATAGCTGTCAGCGGTACTAGATTAACTGTACCTACTAATGTTATTAACGGGTTTGATGCAATTTCGCATAGTTACACTGCGAATAGAGCTAAAGTACAAGTATTGCGTTATCAAGATCCGGATGGCGAGCCTAATACTTATCATAACACTATCGATTCAATAACTAGATTTGGTATAATGAGCATTGTTAATCAAATAGATTTTAGCTCATAAGGAGATTATATGCCTAAGTGGAGTGAGTACGAAGATAGGTTTATTCTAAATAATTATGATAAATACGATTACGCTACTCTTGGAAAACTAGTTGGTAGGTCTGAGAAAGCGGTTTCTGAGAGATTACGAATGTTTGGTGTGCATAAACGTACTTCATATAGACGTTGGTCGCAAGATGAAATCAAGGTATTATTTAAATGCTATAATGATAAATTACCGCCTATTAAGATATCTAAGTTATTGAATAGAAGTTATAGCTCTGTAATTTTGAAAGCTGAATCTCTTGGACTAAAACGTGATGAATATTATAGGCCTGAGAAGTACAACGTAGAATTTTTCACTAAGTGGTCCCATGAGTTAGCGTGGTTAGTTGGTGTTGTTATGTCAGATGGTTATGTGTCCAATCCTAAATTTGGTAAGTTTATTAGGGTTGCAATGTGTGATAGAGATGTTGTGTTTAATATAGCTAAATTAATTGATTATGAAGGTAATATTATCCATAGACATAATAAGCATAATAAGGACGTTTTTATACTTAATATAAGTGGAAAACATGTTTGGAGTTTTTTTGTTGATTTAGGCATCACTCATAGTAAGTCTGTTGAATTAAAATTTCCGAATTTGCCAGAGATGTATATTTATAGTTGTATACGAGGTATTTTTGATGGGGACGGGTCTATTTCTATAAATATGAAGACTATGTATCCTACGGCTAGAATTATAGGTATGAAAGACGTAATACGTTTTATTAGTAATGTTGTTAGTGTACCATATAATTTATATGATTATAATAACAATGTTTGTATATTACAGTATACAGGCGAAAGAGCTATGGCTTTTTTGTGTGGTATTTATAAAGATAGTGTCGATTTAACTAGAATGCAGAGAAAATATTTATTATATATAAAATTAGTAGAGTGTGAGAGATGGCAGAATTTTATGTAAAACACAGTCTTAATGATAAAAAAGCCGTTAAATTTAATATTACATTACGGTATATAGTACCTACTAATTCAGAGGGTGACCATAAATGGGTTTTAGAAATTGGAACTACTGAACTTGATAGAAATGGCGATCAAATCGGCGCAAAAAAAATTTATTTGACAAGTTTAAATAATATAGATGAGGTTATTGAACAGAACATCAATGAATTATGTAGATTAATTGATTGGGGACCATTTGTTATAGATAAGCGTGCGCCATTTATTAAGTATTATAGTCCTAGTGATGGTAGTAGTGATGTACCTATTGTTTCTATGGTAGAAATTGTTATTAAAGATAATTTACCTTCAGCTGGAATAGATTTGAGTAATATGAAAGTATTTTTTGACAATGGAATGCAGAAATTTGATATAACTAATGAAGTTGAAATTGAAGGAGATGCTTATGAGTATAAATTGAAATGGGCTCCTAAGCGAATTGTTTATAGTACATATGATTAGAAGGAGTTTTATATGGCTAATGAAAATATTAAATTAGATAAAACTACACAATCTAATTTTACAGTTTATAAAGGTTATTTTTTTACATTTGATTATTCACAGGATAGTTTACTACAAAAAACTGATGATGGTAATACGGCTTTTTCTTATCCTTTTGATGTGCTATTAGATCAGCCCGTAAAGAGTGCTGAATTTGATGGAGTATATTTTTGGTCACTAGAGAATCCTTCTGGTGAAATTAGGATTAAAAGATGGAAAGTGGATAATTATTTATGTAAATTACAACAATCTTTTATATACACTGACGATGTAAATTCTACTTACGATTCGAATGCTTTTTCTGTTGAGCATTATCACACAACATTTAAATATACTATTACAAGTGGTAGTACTTATTTATATATGTCTAAATATTCTAATGATAATAATTTGATGGGCTTCACTACTACTAGTGGCAACGGGCTGTGTTTACATTTAGGTCCTAACTCTAATGGAGAGGAAGAAAATGTAACAGTTAGTGGTGTAGTTACTGTTAGTGGTGCAGTTGTGAGTGGTGTTGTTGATTATCGTGTGGATTTAGCACAACCATTACAGTTTAATTATTCAGCAGGCGATGAGATTAATTTTTATACTTATTTATGGGTTTTCAATAATTATGACGGCACGGATGGTAGTCGCGGCGCATTATATAAATTTGATGCGCATACAGGTAGTTATATTACCAGATATGCTGGTGGAGCATATAAAAACATTACCGCTGCTACATTTTACAATGTATCGTCTTTTACAGAGTATGGAGATGTAGATACGCTCTGTTATGTTAAAGGTACGAACATTTTATTTATTAATATTAACTCTACCAGCCCAGTTTTACCATACTATGGATCGATGGTAATGGAAAATGTTCAGTCTGATGAAAGGACGGTTATACCTATTTATGATTTAGCAATGGATAGTAAAAACGTGTATCGTTTGCAAGATATAGCTGATGGAGCGTCAAGCGCATGGAGTGCGTATAGTTATATTTTGTCATCATTAGAGTCGTTTGTTACATCAATTTCTTTAGCAGCTTATCCTGCAGTGTTAGCAGCTAACACTGTTTCTACAACTAATATTGTTGCTATTGTTAAGGATCAGTTTTTACAGCCTATTGCTGGTAGGTTAGTATATTTTTCTGATGATGATCCGGTAGGCAGCATTACTGGTGGTACACCAAAATCTACTGATAGTGAAGGTAAAGCTGAAACAGTTTATACATCTGGAGATTCGGCTCGTGAAGTTCTGATTACGGCGCGAGTTGAACAAACATAATGGTGTAAATTATGGTATATGAAAATTTACATTTTGCTAAACCTAACATGACAATTAAGGATAATTATTTTTTTATGTTTGATGAAGATAACGGTGTTCTATGGCAAAAGCTTCAAGATGGAGATACAGCTTTTGTTTATCCATTAGATATGCCCCTTGATACAACAGTAATTTCGTTGGAGTATGATGGTTTATTTTTTTGGACTTTAGAGCAAATTAGTGGTGATTTATATATTAAACAGTGGCGTTTGCAAAATTTTTTATGTAGGCAATTACATAAATATTATTTTTCTGGTTTGCAAGCAGATGCTTTTACGATAGAAAGTTATAATAGTTTATTAACGTCATCTGTAGTTAGCGGAAGCAACACTATTTATATAGAAGATGATTTTAGCTCTACTATTGTTAGTGGTGCTAAAGTATGTATTAGTAATGATTTTTATTATGAAGTTAATTCTGTTGTTAACGTTAGTGGTACAAAGATTACTCTTTCTAGTGGTGTAACTTATACATATGATATTGGTGATAATTTTTATTATGGTAAGAATATTTTGGTATTGTTAAACCAGGAGTTGTATAAATATCCTATTGATGGGACGTCTACTAGTGGTGTTAGCGTTGTTTATGGTGACTTTGTTAATATTTCAGCATCAACATTTACTAAAATTATTGGAATTGGCGCCCCTACTTATTTATTAGTTTATGTAAGAGACACTAATTTGAAATTTTTAGATATTGGTACTATGACGTTGGAAGCTGTGGCGACTATTGATAATATAAAGACGGATAATAGTACAATTATAAAAATATATGACTTAGCTATAGGACGTGATTCTGTTTATCGTCTTCAAAAAGAAGCTAATTACTATGAACATGATTATAGCTGGAGTGATTATAATTATGTTTTATCGACTAGTAGGCGTTTTGTTGATACTACAAATGTGTCTGCTTATCCTATAATATTACCTGCAAATGCGGTTAACGTTACTAAAATAAGTGTGGTAGTGAATGATCAATATGGTGATGGTGTTGTGAATAAGCCGGTTTTTGTTACAGATGATGATCCAGTGGGGTTTATAACTACACCTTTAGTTTATACCGATTATTTTTTTGGCACTGGAGAAGCAGTTACATATTATAAAGCTGGCACGTCTGTAAGAACTGTTACTATAGAAGGGCGAGCTACTCAGTTTGATTAGGTTATAAACTTTATGCCTAAAGATGGGGCTTTTAGCAAAGTAAAATTGGTGAATATATGGCATATGAGAATGTAGAGTTTACACAAGCAAATTTTTGTATAGCGCCTAGAGCTGATGAATTTTGTAGTATTGATCATACACAGGGCGCTAATGGTGTTTTGCAAATAAAGACTAGCACTGGGAGTTTACAAAAAACATATAGTTTGGATACGTCTATTAATGAGGTCTATGCATTAGAATATACTGGCCCCCGTAGTTTATCATTATCATTTAGCCAATTAGGTAATGAGTTACCGTTTTTTACATTAGAACATGTTTCTGATTCTAATGTAAGAATACGAAGATGGAAGTTGAATAATATTTCTAATTCGTTGGTATTAGACGATACAATAAATTTATTTAATATTGGTAAATATAGATTTAACTCATATGCTATGGCTGTTGAGCATTATGAAACTGATTTTGAGCAAGCTACTGCTACTGGGACTGGACGTATCAAAATAACTACTTATAGTGGTATTGATTCTGGCGATGTTTTATTATTGGGACCTAGCACAGATTTAGATAATCAATATGCTTTTGAATATGTGCAAGTTACTAGTGTATCTGGTGGGTGGGTTTATATTACTGCAAGTGGGGTTACACCTCCTAGGCATGAGTATGCAGCTGGGGATGCTGTTACTTATTGGAAAAACATTTATTTATTTAGTGATGATGGATTGAATGGAAACTATAATTATGGTTCGTATTATAAGGTAAATATTAACACTAAAACTGTTACAAGTGGTATTCAAGATGGGTTATTTAATAATATTAGAGCAGCCAGTTGGAGTCGAGATTATCAATCTGTAGGTTTTGTTAAGGATGTTAATATTTTATATTATAGTTTTGATAAGCAACAAGTGTTAAGATCGCAAACTTTGAATAATATTGAATATGATGAGCGTACAGTTATTCCGATTTATAGTTTGGTTTTTGATAATCAAGTTATTTATCGTTTACAAAACAAACTTACTTTAGTAGACGATGATGGTAATAAGACGACTACTTCATGGAGTACATATAATTATCATAAAGATAGTATAGTGCCGTACACAAAAAGCATTTCTATTAAGCCTATACCTGATGGTGTAGTGCTAAATGATCAACAGGTAACGTTGAAAGTTGTTGTGCGCGACCAGTTTGGAGTTGGATTGAACAATAAGACTGTTTATTTTTATGATTCGCCAGATTTGGGGTCTTTTTCATCTAGTGGTCAAGTTACTACTAATGTGAATGGTGAGGCAACGATAATTTATGATGTTAATTATTTTAATCCAGAAGGCGTTGATGATGATTCTGTGGTTATTACTATTAGTGCGAAGGCTGATGGTGCGTCTTCGTTTACTGGTAGTCAGTATGTGTGGGGTGCTTTAGATTTATTATTGCTTAAAAGGTTTAAGATTAAATTGCAAAATTTATTACAAAAATTAGATAGGTACGAACTTTATACACAGCTTTCTCAGTTAGAAGGTTTAAGTATGGATTTTTATATAAAATGCTTAAATAAGTTTCAATTTCCAGGAGGGGATTGGATAGGAACCTCGCCACCGTCTGACTATACAATTATTGTTAAGCAAGTCGCAGACTTTGAAAGCGTAGATTATATCAAGCAATTAAGTAAAGATGTAAATATAGGTGCTCATGTCGAACAGTTAGCTGATAAGACAAATGATGTTCAATTAAGTCAATTATATATAAGCCGACACAAATCTTTTGGGCATAAAGACACTGTTCAAATAGACCAGTTTAGGTTTATTGAAGATGCTATACCTGCATTTTGGTCAGAAAAAAATCCTATTAATACTAATATTTATATTAGATTAAGACCGTTTGCTTTTAGTTTAAACCAATCTACACTTAAATTTAAAATTAGAGAACTATCATATGTCGAGGATACCGGTTTTGTAGATGTTACATCGTTGTGCGCTATATCTACTTTTGATGCTGGTGGTGGTTTGTTAGGGCTGGACGTTGTATATAACCCTGTCAATGATTTTCATCATAGTGCCATAATTTATGTTTCAATAGAAGTTTATGACACTGCTCCATTGCCAAATATAATTTTGGCCGATTATTGGTTTAAAATAATTCCTGATTATAAAAGTCCGTATATTATAAATGAAACACCATCAAGAGAAGCTTGTGATGTGCCTATTGATAGCGATGTTTGTTTTGATATAATAGATGCTGGTGTTGGTGTTGATATAAACACACTAGAATTGTATGTTAACAATGTTGAAGTTAGTTATGTGACTACTGTTATTTCTGGTGGATACCATATTTATTATACAAATGCAAGTGAATTTTTTTATGGGGAGACAGTTGAAGTAGCGGTAGGTGTGGAAGACAAGTCCACAAATCGGAATAGGTTATTTGATGCGTGGAGGTTTTATTGTGTTGGTAGTACTGGTCCATGGATAGATGAGGAGAGTTTTTATCCTGAAGCATGTAGTAAAGGAATTCCTAGAAGGATACATGGTGTTTCAGCAAATGTTTATGCGGTGGATGGGACTGGAATTGATAAGGATAGTATTTTAGTAAGAATAGGCGGTAAAGATAGAAAAGTTCAAATAATACCAATAATATACCGATTAAAGTAATAAACTAACTGTTATTTATAGGAGTGTTAAATTATTAATGGCCGTTGAAATTACTAATTTTTCTTTAGACAAAAAGGAGTGGAGGAGTGTAGATGATTTAAATTATTTTAGCGTTAATGTTGTAGAGACTGATACTGCACATTCAATAGTTACGTCTGGAACTTATTTTATTAGGAATGGTGTTAAGGTTGCTACAACTTATTCTGGTATATCTAATGGGTATGAATGTAGATATTACCCACCGTCATTAGTCTCCAGCGGAATTATTTATTTGGATTTTAGGGCTGAAAGTACGTCTGGAGAAGTAAGGTTTGTAAGTTATGAATTATTGTATGGGTATCATTTATTATTTGATGAAATAGTGAATTGGAGTCCTAATCAAGAAGTAGTAGTATCTATTTATGCACAAAATGCGGTTATATGCCCTAATGTAGAAAGCAAAGCTTTTTCATTTGAAATTAAAGATTTGCGGTCTACATCATTACAAGCATCTATAAGACCTATAGATAGTGTAGATTTAACGGCAAGTATTTATCCTCAAGACGTTGTATTTTATTATGGGGGTACTTACAGTATTACAGTTTCTGGTGTACGTGATTTTAGCGGAAATGAATTAGAACGGTTTAGTTTTACGTTTACAATTGAGAATCCAACTTAGGAGGTTTAGATATGGTAGCTGTTACAAGATGGGTAGAGTATTCTCCATCAGCAGCAGGTGAAGCAGATGATGGTAGGAATGCTGGGTGTAAAGGAACTCGTGGTTATTGTATAGGGACATCAGATCCTGGCGATACTATTACTATTGGTCCTACTACAAATCGTTTGCATTTAAGTATAGATGGAGATTCTGGCCCATATATTACATTATATTCTGGAACAAATTTAGATCCAAGATTTGTTGCACGTGATGTTACTGAAAAACTACATAATTTGGGCAAGTCTGATGCTAGATGGGACCACGCTGTTTGTAGGTGGGAAAACGTTACAATTAGTGGTAGTATATCTAAAAGAAATAGATTTGTTATTTATTCAGGTAGTTTAGGATCAAGTTCAAGCGTGTCTGTTGTTAGTGGTACTAATTCTGCGCACCAAGTTTTGGGATTTCAAACTAAATATGAACATGGTGGTACAGCTACGCCTGATGGTAAAGCATCGTACACTTTTTCTGGTAATGTTTCTATATCTGGGACATATTATGGTTTATTTGATGAGGTTTATAAGATAGTTATTACTAACGACAATGATGCTACACGTGGGATAGGAACTCCTACTAAAGGAGGTAGTAATACATACGCTGGAACGTTAACCACTGGCGGTGTTTTTAATTATACATCTGATATTCAGTATACTATAGAAATAGACACAACAAACGGTACAACGATGGGGGCTGGGACTGGTAATGTGCCAAGAATGCGTTGGACTAGTTCACCGAATATAGACAGTCAGACTGATTGGATTGAGTTACTATATTCTGATTATTGGTATAATATTGGTAAATATGGATTAAGAGTTAAATTTAGTGATGCAGTGTTTAATACGTGTAATCCAGCTTGGACTATCCAGTGCTATAAACCAGACTATGCTGCTGGGACTAACGCAAGTGCTCCAGTTGGCACAGCGCAATATGTTTATAGTTCTGATAGAGGAGATGATAGTTCAGCTCCAGTGACAACTATTTCAGGTGGTTGGACACAGTTAGGTTCTAGAGGTTTAAAAATAAAATTTAATCCGTCAGGTGGTTCAGATAATCTTGGGGCTGGCGATTGTTTTTATGTTATTTGTTCTGGACCTAAACCATCTAATTATAATATTACACAATTGAATTATGGAAATGTTACTGTTTCTACAGAGAGTGATGTTAAAACAGTAATGTTTGAGATAGAGTCTGGAGCTACTCAGATGAGTACTGTTAAATTTGGTTTGAATAGCCATGGCACGTTTAATCACCATGGGGCTGGTAATAATGATACTTATTTTAGATTTGGTACTGTAGGTCCTGGTCATAATGCAGGTAGTGCGCCTAATAATGGCGTTGAGTGGCATCCTAATATTCAAGCTTCAGATATTGATAATGATACTCCTCCTAGTTATTTATATGCTACTAAAGCTAATTTGAATGTTGTTAGTACTGCTGATGACAGTGAGTCTATTGGGCAGTATAATTTGTGTGGATTAACCAGTGATCCAATTTGGCTTAATATTAGATTGGGAGTAGCTGAAACGGGAGCTAATTCATCTATTTTGTATCGTTTATTCTTCGACTATGCATAAATATTGTAAATGCGGTTGTGGTAAATTAGTTAAAGGTAATAATGATTATTTACATGGACATAATCGACGTGGTTTAGTTAGTAATACTACTAATGGAAAATGGTCACGTCAGTATGATAAGTGTATTAAGTGCGGTACTACTGAATACAAACATAATGCTAAGGGTTTGTGTGTTAAATGTTATAAGAAAGAATTATATAGAAAACGTAAAGCTAAATTGGTTAAATGGTCGAGAAAATATGAAAAATGCATAGACTGTGGTACAACCGATAGGCCGTATGCTGCTAGTGGAAGATGTATTAGATGCCATGTTAGATCGATTAATAGAAAAAAGGGCGTGCGTGAAAGGAAAGCAGGGAATTGGTCATTGTCTTTTTCTAAATGTTTAAATTGTGGTACTACTAAATACCCACATGCTGGTCATGGATTATGTTCTAAATGTTATTTAGAATCTAGGAGGAATATAACTAAAGCGAAATTTAAATGCCCAGTGTGTGGTACTAAATTAAATAAGCTATACCAACATATGGCATTAAAAATTAAAACTTGTGAAGAACATTTTAATTATATGTATAATTTGTTGAAGATATATTTTGACAGTGATTTTAGTGTTAACGAGATAAGTAAGGAATTAGATATGGATAGGCATAGTTTGACTAGGTGGTTTATTCGTTTGTTTGGTAAAAATAAAACTATGTTGCGTAATGAAAGAATTAGGCGGTGTGTCATATCTGAGCATGCAGTGTTAAATTATAATAGGCACGGTAAGTATGGTACTGTTGTTAAATATGATTCTCCATATCAAGGTGGATTATTGTTAAGATCTAAAACTGAAGCTAGATATGCTGATTTTTTAACAATTAATAATTATAAATGGTTTTATGAGATTCGCAAATTTCCTTATATAGATAAGTACGGTAATAGGCGCTCATATACACCTGATTTTTATTTGGAAGATTTTGATGTGTACGTGGAAGTTAAAAGTAAAAATATAACACGTAATGAGCTGTTAGAAGTGATTGATAAAATAGATAGAGTGTTTTTTTTAGTGGGGCAAGTATTTGGGTTGTTTGTGTTTAGATGTATGGATGGGATGGGAAGTAACTATAGTGTGGTATATAACTATGTTTTAGGAAATGGAGGTTTATATGCAACGTTATTGGGAAGTTCAACTTAAAGATGGAACTATTATAAGAGAAGGACAGATGGAGTGGCGCGAAGTTCCAAAAAAAGCCATAGTTCGTCTGTCTTTATTTTTTGATGGTAGATCTTGGCATTTAACTAATAAAGAAGCTTATTTTGTTAAATATCGTGCTTCAATGGTTCCAGGAATAGCAGATAGTTTTAGATTGGAACGACGTACTGTAGGATTTTATGAAGGGCGTTGTAAAGTGTGTTATCATGTTGATGAGTTGACTGGCCGTTTTTATATGGAGGTTATAGACACCAATGCTACCAACTAGTGCCTCTGGAATTTATTTATGTCAATATTGGGTAAAAGAGCCACAGAGGTGTAGTAAGTGGGATTTAGAAAACATTCATTGCACATATAAAGAGGCAGATTTTTATCCGTTTTGTAATTTATTAGGTACTCAAACAAAATGTGGTCAGTATGATGGTGATAAATCTAAGCTTCAATACATGTGTGTTAGACCAGATCCTTATAGAACGGTGCCTAGCCGTAAAATTGGTAAATGGGTAAATTTACCAGTGTTGAATAAAGATGGAGAAGTTATTAATGCTGGGGATTATAATCCAATCACTTTTTATAATAAGGGAGCTTGTGATGGTTATGGTACGGCATTAAAATGTAGTGGGTATATGCCGTTTAATATGGCGTTTTCAGCTTTGCAGCCTGATGATCGAGCAGGCTCATTAGGGTATGATTTAGATGAGATAACTACAACTGCTAATCTTGTTTTTAGGCTACCATTAAATTTTAAAATTTACAATCTACGTGCTAAGTTATCACGGTGTTATTGGTGGAAAGATAGCCCACAAGAATTTACAGTTAATGCTAGTGGTATTGTGCAGAAACCTTATTATGCTTGTACTAATCCAGATGAAATAACGCTTAAGTTCAATGATTTTTATTATGACGCGAAGCTTAATATGTATGTACCGCCATGTAATGGGGCTAAGCCCGAATGTCCTAGGTATACTGGGGTTTGCTGGGAATATTGTATAGATAAATATATGAGGCATGGTGATTATGTTTCTGCTGAGCAGATATTGGAGTTACGTTATTATATACGTAAAGATAGGTGGACGTTTGAAGACTATTATAATTCATTTTATGAGGGCGATATTTTTACTTGGGATGGGTATTTATTAGATTTTAATAATATTATACCTAGTCATAGGGTTTATTTTGTAGACTTTGAGTATTTTAATATTGATAGTAGAAGCACTGCTTTAACTACTGGTTTATCATCTGAGGGACTTTGGCCAAGCTTTCCTACATTAGTGAGAGAGCTTAAGACTACGTCATTAGCGCCTATCATTAGAAATGTTTTTGATAAGTTGGAAAATAAAAATGTGTTTGAGACTTCTGATATTAATCATAAATATATAACTATTTTTGGAGATCAATTTTATTATGGTTCTGATACTTATGCATTTAATTTGAATGATCCAGAGTTAGATATTCCAGCTTACATTAAAAGTTTTTTATTAAATAATAAAAGTTTGTCAGATGCAAAGGCAAATTTAGTGGATACGTTTGATGATTTGTATCAAGATTATAAGAATTATATCGAATTTTTTATAAATAGCAGTTCAGACCATGTGATTAAATCTGATGTAGGATCTGATAAAAATATGTTTTATATGGATGTGCCAACTTTTTTTGGTACTAATACAATTATTGTTGTTAATAATGGAAGCGGCGAGTGGGAGTTTGATAAAATAACGTTCGAGAAGATTTATGTTGGAGGAGTTATTGGCCAGACCTCATTCAAAATACATGGAACTGGAGTAGTAAATTATTTGCCATCATATGAAGACAGTTTTACTGCTGATTTAAATAATAACGGAGAGGTTACATTTAAATTTTTTTCTTTAACGTCTTATAAGGTTAAAATTGATAATCCAGTGGAGTATGTTTATTTAGACGGCGTGAAGAGACGATTGAGTCCATCATTAATTAATCCATTACCGTATACTTTATGGAAGATGAATTATAAACTTTACAAAAAAACTGTTTTTTCTAATTTAGAATTAGGCATTAACAATATTAAATTTTTTGGAAACGCTGGCTATGCGCTTGTTATTTTGCCGGATGATGCTAAAGTGCTTACTAACGTTATTAAACCGTGGGAAGCTGAGGGTATACGGCTTTATTATAGCACTAATAATTATATTGATATGGTTATTGTTGCTAAGTGCAACGACAAATTAGAACTTAATCAATGTATTATAAAACCAAAATCTATTGCAGATTTTTCTAAAGTTTGCTCTGATGTGGTGCTTAAAATAGATAAAATTTATATTTATGAGAGACACACGGCTTCCGAAGTTATGGCTGATGCTAGTTACGAAGAAGTTAATGAAGAATTTATAGCTGATGATGATGTTGTTACGTATACTAATTCGGTTATAGTTGATAATGGCGAATATTACTCAATTGAAAAATTTTCTGATATGCCATTAGTTCCGTCTGTTGTTTTTAAAGGGCATACTGGTAGGATTAGAGGGCAAGTTAAAACTAAGTTAATAACATGGGTAAGGCAGCCATATTGTAGGGATGTGGAAATATATTATAAGTGGAAGGCAAATTATTTACAATATAAATTATTACCAGAGTTTGTCAAATATGGACCTGTTGGAGTTGAAACTTACAATGAGTTAGTAACGAAGCTGTATAGTCCTCCATGCGGGGATCATGATTTATCTTTTATAACACAGATAGGGCCTCTTTGGTATCCTTATAGTGCTTGTGCTGAGTATGCTAATTATAATATACGAAGTAATATTTTAGGTGTGGATATTGGAATTATGGAAGTGTTTAATGATGATTATTCATCTGATTATAAACACGGCCAGCACGATTTACGTATGCTTGGGCCGGCTGATAATTTTGGAGTTATATGTGATATCCATTCTACTATATGGACATGTCACGAAGACTGGTCTTATTGTAATTTAGAAAAAAAGGGGGAAAATATTTTTGTTGGTTATGCACGTTATCGCGGCGGCTTGTCGTATGCTGATAAATTAAAGGCATCACAGTTTGGTGGTTCTTTGCCTAAATTTGGTAATGTTTATCGTGATTTTTTAAGAAGTTTTAGAGCAGTTGATAATATAGATTATTATTATTGGAGTGGAAGTGGCTATATACGTAAATCCAAATGGGTTCCTATGACTGAGCTGTATTCTGTTATGGATGCTGGAGGCTCTATTACTGATTACCCGTATTTAACGTACATTAGCAATGATTTTTATAATGATGGTAGTTTTTATATGGACCAGTTCGGTTTGTTATTGGCTTCAACTATAGAAAACGTAAACATTAATGAAGAAATTGTAAATGATGATAATGGAGTGGTACGTTTTCGTTTTGATGAAATTTTTAAAGCACACTGGATAAGTGGTATTTATTACCCGTATCCTAGGAAATTGTATTTACATGGTAATAATCTTATTCCAGTAATTTCATGGTATACGTATAAAGATAATCCGTTAGGTGATATTACGAAGTCAATTCAGTGGGTGTGGAGAGAGTATTGGAAAGATATAGAACGGCAAAAAATTTTATTTGATTATGATTGGTTCGATAAATTTAGTGTATTAAGTGGGCATTATATAAATAAAAACAAGGCTGTGATTGATAGTTTATTGTTAAAACAGTATAAAGAGAGTGATGGTAAGGTACAAGGCCGTCACTTATTTTTAGATATAAATTATCCGCCATATAAGTATAATTATCTGATTGAGGAGCATAGATTAGTATGTGATGAAGGTGAGCAGTTAATTAAAATTTATGCTCCTGAAATTTCTGATGATTTAACATATGATTCGAGTGCCGTTTGGCGAATTCAGTTGAATGATGGGCCGATACGTTGTTTTAATATAAACGGAGAATGGGTTGATCAAATAACAACGAGTGGGGCTGAGGAGTGTAATATAAATTTATATAAAGTTTGTACTAAAGATCCTTGGCTTGATGACGTAACAATTTTTGATACTGGATATGCTAGTACTGCTCCGTCAGATGATAGGACTATAATTACTTATGATGATGTTGGAGATGAAGTTAAGAATTATTATCAGCGTGGTTTAAATGTTTCTTTAAATACTAGCAGATTTAATTATTTACCGTATAAATTACATATGTTGGATTCAAAATTATACGATTTACGTTTATCGGTTAAGCCTACTTTAAGTGAAAATGAATGGAGTACTATTGAATCTACGGAATATTTTTACCCAGCAAAGTACGATTTAAATATTGATTATAATTGTAAGGTAGAGGAAGTAAGTATTACAGTATATAACGATAGTGGGGTTAGTATTGGAGGAATGTCGGTTGTATTTAAAGTAGGCGCACTTGAAGGCGCGTACCCTGATATTGATAAGAAACCTATATTTTCAGGACAATTATACCATGTTCCAGCAATTAAGGTTTATAGGTCTAATGATGATGTTAATTATGAATTAGTTTATGAGAATAACAATATGTTACTATATGGAAAGAACGATAGTTTTAATACAGTAAATATTTTTTATGAATTTTTATTATCTACGCAGCAAAAACTTATTGGGAGTAAATATACAAAAGTAGTATTTAGGTTAAAACCGACTATTGATGAATTAAATAAATATGGAGATATGGTTAAATATTATGATTCAATTTATGTTATTAATCATGTGTTTATTGATGGTTTATATTTTTATTATATAGAATTTATAGATGCAGTAGAAAAAATTACTACTTACGAACGAAAATACGCTGTTTCTATAGGAAGTCATGGTGATTTTCCACCACATGGGTATGAATCGACCGGGTCTTTATTGTATAAACTTCCTAGCGATAACGCTACTGTGTATCAAATGGATAGCGTGTATGGGGTAGTAGGCATGCCGGGATCTAGTGGAGATCATAAAACTATGAATAAATTACGTGGAAGAATTATGAAGCAGTGTCATGCGGATAAAGAAGCTATTTCAGGTCCAAAAGACCCTCATTATTATGAAAGTAGGCAGAAAGCTATACATGATAGTATTATTAATGAGGGTGGTGTGCAGTTTAATATGGAGTCGTGTTTACCGCCGTTTTTAAGTGAGCAGTTAGCTGAATTAAACATACCATTTCCTAGATGGAAGTGTGTTTTTGAGAATACATATGTAAGGCCTTTAGCAGAAATTATTGCTTTTGCTAGATACAGTCCTTGTGGTCATAAGTTTGTATATGATTTTGATACGCTACGGTATGTACCGTGTATTTTATGTGGAAGGACGTTTCCAGTTCCTTGTGTGTGGAAGGATATTTATGATAAGGTGTTTACTAGAGCATGCGATGATAGTTATAGGAAGGTGCCGAACACTGCTGTAGTAGCTTATTTCAAAGGAATTGCAAATATTTTAATACGTCCTTTTGAATATTTTTTGGCTCCGACTGTTGAACGTTATGAGAGTGTTTCTAAGGTTTTACGTAGTTGGAGTGGAAGTGTTTTAATGAATTTGCCAGACAACGTTCAAAATTTGTATTAAAGGAGTGCCTATGTTTACTATTCTTTGTGATGATTGTGGTGGCGAGTTAATTATAAATGAGCAAAAAACTTTGGATGAATATTTTAAAGATGCTGATTATTTGTTGGATGAGAATAGCGGAAAATTAGTTGATGATTCTATTCAGCAGTATTTAATTTATACGTGCAGTGTATGTCAAAAGAGCTATAAATATACATATAAAGAATGGGAAGCTAAATATAGAGAAAAGCTAGCGCGACAGGTTATGGAAATGCGTAAGCAAAAGATGTTTGCTGAAATTATAAACCCACAGTTAATTGATCCTGATAACGGTATAGAGTTTTGTGGTAGGTGTAGTGGTTATGGTGGAGATGGGTACTGTTTGGTAGATATTATTAAACAGTGTACAATTCGTAAGGAGTAATATGTATAATATTTTTAAAGACGCCAGATTAATACAAAATTCTGATTATTGTCGTTTTGACTCTTTAGATGCCTACTCTACGAATTTTATAACTGATGGTGATGTCGATGGGTGGGATGTGTATTATAATATGTATTTGTATTGTAGTTGGCATGGTGTTTTGGTAGGCAATCTGAAAGATGGGAGTGCTTATATAAGCAGATCTAATCCATTTATACCTATTGATGGTTCGGATTTTTACTATATACGTATTATGATGAAGTATACAGCTTTTGATGA